TCTCCTTTAAGTTTTATGATTTTTAAATGCTTGAACCCTGCCAAGCCCGATAATTATACCGACATCTGCCGAGGATGTCAAGCATATAAAACTTAAAAGACTTGCACTGTCCATACAGTCCCCATTTCCATAGTGTTATCGTTTAGATAATCGAACGTTGACCTAAGATACACCTGTTGTTTTGAAAACTTCTTGGTGTATAGAAAAGACCTGTCCTCTTTAAAACAATGGTAGTCTTTTAAATTATAGCCTAACTCACTGATATAGCGTTTAGCTTTCTCATTTGAGTTGAACTTTTTGGTATCAATATTTTTACTCATGCTATCTCCTTATAAAGTAAATCATCAAGGCATGGTTGCCGAGACGAGACCAATTATACGCTTTTTTGCCCTGTCGGTCAAGGCAACTTAACAAACTTAAGATATATTTATAATCTTAAAATTGTAAAAACTTAAAATTTAAACTTTTAAAATTAAATAATAATTTAAAATATTAATAGTTTTGTGTCATTTATGTGACAATTAAGTAACATTTTGTAACATTTGTGTGACAATTAAGTAACATTTGTGCAACTTTTAGGTGAATCTCCCTCAATTTCCTGCCCTGATGCCTTAAACTTTAAGATTTAAGTTTCTCCCTCAACTTCCTGCCCCAAGACTTAAACTTAAAACTCGAGATTTAAATTAACTTAATTATTTAAACTTACTTCTTTGGTGTGGTCGACTGCAAATTAATAGAGCTACCGAGTCTTCGAGGTAATTTTAACAACACCTTTGAAACAAACCTAAAGAAATCGAAACATAAAAAAAACTCCCTCACTTTAAAAGCGAAGGAGTTTTGAGACTTAGCTTTTCTCTTGAAGATACAGATTTATCTTGTCGAAGTAAACCTTCGGAAGAGTTTTACCCTGAAGAAGCTGATGAGCTTTCTTAAAAGTGAGTCTTTCATCTTTCGCAAGACCGTAGAGACAACCCTGAATTTGCTTTTGAAGCTTCCAATTCATAGTTTCCCCCTTCTTTGCGAATTTGTACCCAATAGCTTGACATTGTTTGAATGAAGCAGGTGCCCCAGTTCTATCTTTGTCAAAGCTGTTTATATCGAACGTATTTTCCATAATTATCTCCTTTAAGATATGGATTGGTAAAGTCCTTCAATGTAGTTTTGAAGGGATTGATAAGACACTGCATCGTTGCAGTGAATTTCTAAAGCATGAATCTCACACAGCGATAAATCGAGTGTGTACATCATAGCCTGAGAAAGTGAGTGAAACTGAATCGTTTCATTGTTTGAGTAATCTACTAGAATTTCCATTTATATCTCCTAATTAAAAAACATACTTACCGTAAAGATTTTTAAGTTGCATAAAGCTTGAGTTTTTGCGAGGTACGAGTAAAAAGTTTTACTTATTTTCGGTGCCTTGGGAGAAAATCTGTAAACTGTTGCCACTTCAAAAGCTTTATGGTTTCGTTAACCACTTAATTTGGAAGATAGAAATGAGAAATTCTATGATTACGAGTGGAACAGATTCAGTTTCCCCTCACTTTGGAATCTATGAGGTACCCCACTTGATTTTGAGATGTGGGAGCATGAATCTTTAGAACATGAACAAAACCTGCAGTGGCTTCAATCCCTTCAAAGCTTTACATTGAAGAGACTTTAGCAATTCAGCTCTTTATCTTAAAGGATAGAATTATAAAATACCCTGAGATGTAACCCAGCTTTGACAAAGCCTAGAACTGTGCACATGCAAGGCTCAAAGACCTGTCAAGCTATTGGGAACAACCTGAGTAAAGAAGGTGAAACTAGGCTTTGGAACTGAAAAAGCGACATGAATGTTGTCTCAAGGTCAAAGAAAGAGGACAGCCCGAACTTTTAAGGAACCTGAAGAAGCTTCGAATGTAAAACTCTGCAGATGTTTACGAGTAAAAGATAAAGCTGTCCTCGAACAGAAAAGCTACCGAGAAACTCTGAAGCTTTTTAAGTTAGGGAGAAGCTACTACAACTGGTTGAGATTTCTGTGGTGAAGTTGAGAAGGGGGTAGGCAGGAGACCATACCCCTCCACCTATATATCTATAGCATGGTTATACATTTTACAGCATATACCCCATTAACCAGATAGCTCTATATCTAGTTTACAACCCGAGCCATAAAGACTTCAAAGACTTTAAAGTTCTAGGGTATTATTTTGGAGTAAGTTGAAGGTTGTTTTAGCATGTGAGCAGGGAGCTCTGAGGTATGCTTTAACCCGGGGGGCACTAAAGTTATTATACATCCTCAAGACGGTTTTGTCAAGGTCTTTAAGTAAAAAACTAGAAAGACTTGACAAGTTTCTAATTGATAGCTATAATAAAGCGTATGGCTATATTACCAAGCATAGATAACAAACAAACAAAGCGTGAGCTAACAGAGAAACAACAGTCTTTCTTAGAGCATCTTGTAGATACACAAGGTGATGCTAAAAAGTCTGCAGAACTTGCAGGGTACACAAGTCACTACCATCATGTTGTAAAGACTCTAAGGTCTGAGATACTCGAACTCACTCAAGAGATTCTAGCTAACTCAGCTCCTCAAGCAGCTTTTAAACTAATAGATATTATGAATTCTAAAAAACCTGTTATACAAGCAGGTAATAAGATTACAGCAGCACAGACTTTATTAGATAGAGTAGGTGTAAGCAAAGTAGATAAAGTAGATGTAACTCACAACATGAATGCAGGTGGTATTTTTTTAATGCCTGACAAAGCCCCACTAGATATTGAAGATGGAGAGTATGAAGATATTTCTGACTGAGATGGAAGCCTATGGGACAACCTTTGCAGGACCTAACATTATTGCTTCAACATTTGAAAAGGCAGAACTAGCTGCATCTCAAAATCATTTAGTTGTTGTTGGGGAGCTTGATAGTATCTATATTAACGATGAGCTAGAACAAGAGTATTTAAATACCATACCTACAGAAAATAATAGGACAATACACTAATGGCAGCAAAGAAAAAAACAAAATCAAAAGTAAATGAAGCAGGTAATTATACCAAGCCTACCATGCGTAAAAGAATTTTTAATCGCATTAAAGCCGGTACTAAAGGCGGTAAGGCTGGACAGTGGTCTGCTCGTAAAGCACAAATGTTAGCTAAAGCCTACAAAGCTGCTGGTGGTGGTTACAAATAATGGCACTTAAAAAATCTCAAAAGTCTTTATTAAGTTGGGGAAATGAAGATTGGGGCACTAAGTCTGGAAAACCTTCAGGTAAGACAGGAGAAAGATACTTACCTAAAGATGCACGAAATGCTTTAAGTGATTCAGAATACGCATCAACTACAGCAAAGAAAAGAAAAGACACTGCTGCCGGTAAACAACACTCAACTCAACCTAAAAAAATTGCAGATAAAACTTCTAACTATAGAGACAAGTATGCTAAAGGTGGTAAAGCAGACAGTAGATTAAAACGAGCAGGGGTCAGTGGTTACAACAAACCCAAGCGTACACCCAACCACCCTAAGAAATCTCACATTGTTGTAGCCAAATCAGGCAGCACCATTAAGACCATTAGGTTTGGAGAACAAGGAGCTTCAACAGCAGGTAAACCTAAAGCAGGTGAATCAAAACGTATGAAAGCTAAACGTAAATCATTTAAGGCTAGACACAGAAAAAACATTGCCCGAGGAGTGTTGTCTGCAGCATACTGGGCTAACAAGGTAAAGTGGTAAGATATGGGTAAACAAATAGGTAGTGATGAGAAACCAATAACATTTACATCACCAATATACAAAAACACACACGGAAGTAAAGGGGCTAATCCTAGACCCGGATTCTATACACAAGACTATAGAGACAACTGGGATAGAATATTCGGTAAAAAGAAAGCCGAGGAGAACAACAATGACAATGATTAAGAAATGGTTAGAAGCAATAAAAAATTTTCTAACTCCAAAGAAACAAACAACCAAGAGGAAAACAAATGTTAAAAGAACTACTAGAAAAAAAAGTAAATAGTATGATTAATACCAATGACCTAACAGACATGCAAGTCTGGGGTGTTATGGGTCTTATAGGTTTTATATCAGCTTTTATAGTTATGTGGATAATCTAAATGTTTGTCCCTGATAACTATATACGAAGAACTTCCTCAACCATACCTTTTGGATATGAACTTGATGAAGACTTTGATGGTTATCTAAAACCCGTGGAAACAGACTTGGCTGTGCTTAAGGAAGTGGCTGAGTCTGTTTTTCACAATGAAATTAGCCTAGGAATAGGTGTTGATTGGCTTGAAGCTGAAACAGGTAAAAGCATGTCAAGACCCGGATTAAAAAAGTACGTAGATAAAATATATGACCGATTCGGAAAATAATTCTACAAAATACTTGACAAACCCTGACGGTAGCTATATACTAAAGAAAGACGGTACACCAAGGCTTAAGCCCGGTAGACCTAAAAATTCTGAACTTTCAGGTTTGAAATTAGCATTACAAGCTAAAAACAAATTAACTAAGAAGTCTAAGAAAGTTCAAAAGCTAACAAGAAGTTTAGCAAGAGTCAAGAAAGAACTTGACACTGAAGAAAAAGTTTTAACATCTAATGTTATCACCAAGGAAGAAAGTAAAACACTTCCTGACCAGATACAAAAACATTTAGATAATACAGGTTCTCATGTGGCATTTATGCCTAACGAAGGACCTCAAACAGATTTCTTAGCTGCATCCGAAAAAGATGTTCTTTACGGTGGAGCAGCAGGTGGTGGTAAAAGTTTTGCAATGTTAATAGAC